AATCGCAATCCATTAATTAATAATGAATTGCGATTTTTTTATTGTGACCCCGGTGCGATTCAAACGCACGACCTTCAGAACCGGAATCTCACATCAAATACAGCTATATCTACGATGAATAAATGGATTAACATATTATTAACACCATCTTTGTAGAACAATAGTAGAACATTTGCAACTTTAATGAAAAACCGTCCGAAATTCACATCCCAGACGGCTCATTTAACGCAACACTGATTATGACGTCAGTGTTGGTGCAAAGATAGAAATTACCCCAACAATCTACAAATTATTATCTTTCTTTAAAATCTGACCTATAAAATCCATAGGAGACAGAATTTCAGGAAATTTCAAATAGTTACCAATAAAGGTCTGCGTCTCGTCAAATTTACTATGTACATACTTTAATGCTTTTCCGCCTGCCCGAAGTCTTTCATTTAATACTCGGTCGGCATTATTCCTCTTCATTATTTTGCAAGTTTACCGTTAGTAACTATATTTGTAGTCTCTAACCTTCCTACACAAAACGCAAATGCGCTACCGTCATGGCAGAGGACTTTTAGCCCCCAGTCATGTGGCGGTAGCGCATGTTGCGTTAGTAGGTAGGTTAGAGCACTTTACTAACGGCTGGGGGCTTTTTCTTTCACCCCCCCGGAAGGTCTGGTTATTTATCTTTCTTCTTTTTCCTCTTGTACACTAACCAGGCAATAATACAAGATATAATAAGCAGAGCACTTCCCACTCCGGCCCATCCAATTTGTTTTAATATGGTTGATTCGTCTTTTTGTTTACTAGCTTCCAGATGAACGTTTTCCTGTTGTCGGGAAGACGTTGATTCATTGGAAACTGAATTATTAGTTTGTTCCACATTCTCCTGCTTATGAAACTCTGATTCTTTCTTTGCCCCTACCCATTTCTCCGATTTTATTGGTGGCTTACCGGTGACTGGGTCAACAGGTTTATCGGTATCATAATTCACTTCATAGGATTCAACCGATTCAGTAGCTTTGCCTGCTTCGATTATTTCTACTTGCTTATCGGAAGAAGTAGAATCTTTCTTATGGCTTACAACTGCAAGATCGGTAGAAATATCCTGCTTCATGTTCGAGTGGTGACTGCCACAGGATATGAAACATATTGCTGACGTCAGCAATATGATAGTATAAACTAGCCGCCTCATGGTCGGACAACTATATTACGCAAGAAATTAGAAAACTCGGAACGAACATCAAAACAGGGGCACGCCTTGATATATTCAGCCGGTTCAACTTCACCGGACCCGTCCAGATCGGGCGAAGTGTCACGATGTCCGAGAACCTCGATTATCTCATATTCTTTGCAGAGTTTAGCAACCAACTCGCGCAAAGCCACTTTTTGGGCGATCGTTCTTGTGTCTGCGGGCTTTCCGTTTGCATCCAAACCACCTATGTAGCAAATGCCGATAGAGTGTCTGTTATACGAAGATTCCGAGAAACCTTTAGTGTTACAATGTGCACCGTCGATGGAAAGCGGGCGACCATTCTCTATCATTCCGTCAAGGTCAATGACGAAGTTATAACCTATTTGGTTGAATCCCCTTTCCCGGTGCATCCGATCAATGTCTTTAGCTCTCAAATCCTGTCCGGCTTTTGTAGCCGAACAATGAATGATAATAGCATCAATTTCCTTCATTTTGCACCTCCTTTTTGTAAGTAGTTCGTTAAGTAAGGGATATTCTTTATAAACTCGACACTTAGCACATAATGCAAGAAGGCTACTACCTTATAACCATTGCTAGAGTTAGGTAAAATCTCTTTGATATTCCTTAGAATATTTACCCCGTAAAAATAGAATACGCTATACGTAATAAATGAGACACATTGCAGAGCACCTTCCGGATTTCCTTTATGCTCACCTATAAAATAGATACAACTAACCAAGGCAAAGAAAATGGTCGCTTCTACAATGCACCTCCAAGCCTTTTTAAAAGAAAAGCTTTCATGATTGATAAGGAGCGCAGTAAGCAGCCCACAAATGAAATTGAGGGCAAATACAGCAATAAGACTTTTGATCTCCCCAGAAATAGGATTGAGATAAGCAGCTATGCCGGTAACCAATCCAATAAGTAAGTTTTTAAAATACTCCATAATCATTTATCTAAAATATTAATACTTTATTTCAATACCTCACCACAATCATCGATAGCTGTCTGAAATACCTTTTTCACTTCTTCAGAAGTCATCCCGTGATCCTCATGTAGCGAGAAACCAGTTACTCCATTTCGCGAAGTATTGAAGAAACCTACTGTGGCTTCATCTCTGACAATCTCGGCAGTAATATCTTTCACCGCTTCGGTGCCACGGGTTGACATTCTATACTTGATACTTACACTTTCTGTAACTTTAGTTACAGCGGTGCTGTTAGTTGCTGTAATGTTCATTCTTTGTTTCCTCCTTCTATTAAATCATAAATTTGTCCGTATGCACCAGATACAAAGAAGTCTGCACAAATTTCCTTCAATAAGGTAGCATCTTCTGTCTCTATATCAAGCACGCCACGATTGTTAATAATCTGTTGTAACATCTTATACGCACGCAATTTTTTCGACATATCTAAACCCTGTTGAGGGTTAGAACCTGCTGCATACAATGCCTCTGAAACCATATCACGTAGATATTGCTTTACCTCTTTACCGTTGACTACTTTAATAGCTTCATTGCCTTTAAAATCGAGTAAAGGCCTGTTTAAATTGATTTTCATAATTGTTTATATATTAAGCGATTGATACCAATAACCCTTTTCTGAATTTCATATTACTACCAAAATCGAAATCAATACCTTGGTAATAGTTAATCCCACCATTTCCATCCCTAGATGTAATACAGCCAAAATTATCAGCTAAGCACAACTCACTTGACAATGTTCCTTTCACGTAGACACCTCCATCAAAGAAGCCGGCATACGTTGTATTTGCCTGTGGATAGCTTCTATCTGATGCATTTAGATTCCTGGAGGCATAAATACAAGCTCCACCAGAGTTTGAACCGATAGCAGCGACCCCAAAACGCCCATCTGTTTCTGCATTGAAAGTGACATTAACAACTCCTTCTTTTGATGTTCCGGAGCCTAATTTCAAACTGCGAGATGTTCCACCGAAGTACCCTGAACGTGTCCAAACAAGACGGCCACTCTCAATAGTAAAGCCACCAATAAAACCTACTTCTGCATCAATTCTACGGACTTTTATCAAGTCAGTATTTAGGTAACCGCCCACCACAATGGTAGTGCCTAACTTCGCATATTCAACCGCATCCTCAAATGCCAACTTACCCAATCCGTCACGATCAATCTTAGAATTAATCATTGTCTGCAGATCACTATGAAGTGCGGTGATTGTAACAGCACCTTCAAGGTTAATTTTAGATGAATGAATCGTAGTCTCTCCGGCCGCCTGGTTGATATAAGATATAAGCGTATTACCGTTTTCCAGCTCTTTAGAAGCATATATCTTATTACCGTCAGCTGTGGTAATCCATCCGGCTGTGTCTATCCTCTGCGTTAAGCTATCGACCCGTGTCACCTGTGCAGATATTTGAGTATTGAGTACTTTCAATTCAGCGAAGCATTGATCTGAATAGTCCTTCAACTTATCCTGAATAGTTCTATTTGCAGCTTCTACAGCTGTATTAAAACTAGCCAAAGCTGAATTAAAGAGGGCGAACTTATCATCTACATTCTGCTTTTCCTCAACAGTCGTCTGCCCGTCATTGATAGCCACATTAATTGCAGCAATAAGATTATCAATAGCACCGGATAATGAAACCTTTGCATTCAGTAAAGCCGTTTTCGCCTCACCTTCCAGATATGGATTAACAAACAGCTTGTTATAGGTTGCTTCAACGGCAGCTTTCGTATTCCTAACGGAATTCAGATATTTTTCAATAGCTAAAGCCTCTGCTTCTGATATGATTCCGTCCGCAAATGCTCCATCCACGTAGGTATACAAATTACCAACGGCACTATTCGCCTGTTCTGCCGCCTTAGCTGCATCTGCCGCATCTTGTAAGGCTTGCAACGCCTCTTTCATAGCAGCATCCGAGAACTCCTTTAGCTTATCCTGAATAGCTCTATTTGCAGCTTCTACAGCTGTATTAAAATCAGCATAGGCACTATTGAAATAGACGAAATACACATCAACGTTTTGCTTTTCTTCTGGTGTTGTAAGTCCGTCGTCAATAGCTGTATTAATTGCATTTATCAGGTCTGAAATACATCCTATAAGGGTAACCTTAGCATTTAATAAACCTGTTTTGGCAGACCCGGATAAATACACATTAGTGTATAGTTTGTTATAAGTAGCTTCAACGGTAGCTTTAGCATTATTAATCGTATTGATATACTTTTCAATAGCTTTCGCTTCGGCCTCCGTAATAATACCATCCGCAAACGCCCCATCTACATAGTCATGTAAGCCACCAACTGCATTATTTGCCTGTTCTGCTGCTTTGCCAGCATCTTCAATTTCTTTGTGTACTGCTTCCCATTCTGACAGATTTTCCAAACCGGATGAACCTGCTTTAATTTGAATATTTCCCCCTATCTCACCTTTTACTAAATTGAAATATGTTTCCCCATCCGGAGAAATTATTTGTTCAGTAGTCACCCGCCCTGGCAGAATCTCCGTAAATCCGTACAACTCAACAAAACTGCGATCACCTTCATACTCGCTGTTGAGGACACCGACTAGGAAGTGATAATATCCTGCTATGCCCTCCATCTTAATAGCCGTTTCGCTTAGAAGAAATGTACCAGTTTGATTCTCTTTGCTGCATACAGCATATAGATAATATTTCTTTTCAGGATGAATGAGTACCGGAGAATCATAGTTAGTCATATCCCAGTACCTATACTCTTGTGGCTTGTGGGAAGATGAAAGTATGTCAATATCCAACGTCATGTGTTGAAGAATACCTGCCGGAGCATTTAGTACTCTTGTGCTAACATTATAAGTAATATTGTGGGATAGTTGTGCCGGATTCGTCTTATTATTAACGAAACGGAACTGCAGGCTCTCATCCCCTACAAGCAATTGCATTGTGCGAACTGTAATAGGGTCTATAGAAGAAGAGAAATTTAGAAAAGCATCCTCAAGCATAGCCATCGTTTCCTTTGCGTCGCGAAACCGCCTCTTTGTAAATTGTAGTGCATCCTTATGCTTTTCAATAACAGTCACCTCGTTTGTCTCAATCTTATTCAATTCATCAGATACAGATGCACCTACAGGCTCATTAGAAAGCTCAATTTCGGGACTATATGGATTATTCACATACCTCTTGACACTTATCATACGAATCAAAGTACCTTCTGGGTGAAACTGTACATCGGAAAAATCTACAAAACCGCCTAATTTGATTTTACCACCAATTTGCAACCAACGCTTCTTTGCCCAAATGCCGTCTAACGTGCCGGTAAATGTAAACTTCTTATCTTCATGTTCAAAGAGGTATTTTGCAGCTTCTTTGAATACTTCCCAACTAGCACCAGTCTGCGTAGAATTGTCACAGATATAGGCTTCCGGTAACTGTATACCGAAAACAGCATAAGTATCCCCTTCTTTCGGTCGAAATAAATTGCTTTCTGGCATTGTCATTCCATCAAGTTCTTGCGGAACTATTTCAAAACGACGTGCCGCTTTCTTATCCTTTGTCTCATGAATATATTTCACTTCAAATTCCTTGCCTGTGAGCATGCCTGTTTGGAAGACAACAGTCATGCTCTCACCTGCTATCAAACAGTCCTCAAAGTTTAGTGATTCAGGAATATCTTCGTCTACAAAATCGTAGAAATTCTTCTCTTTATCGACTTCAATAACAGCACCGACAGTACCGATACGCGAGGGATAGATTTCAGTACAATCAAGACTTTCCTCTTTACCAGTAGTAAGTCTATCCATACGCATAACACAGGAGCCATCCACATCAGTTTTATAAACCCTACCTTCATAAACAAGGGTCTTATCCTTTGGCAGCAATAGATTCTTTGCTCCGTACGTAGAATAGTCAATATTCCGATCTGTCGTGTCAACCAGAATAATTTCGGGCGGTATCTCCCCAAACTGTCGCCCTACTCCTACTTTAAATCCATGCCCTTTCCCGTATGACAGTTTCAAAGGATTCTCTTTGTTATATTCTACTTTCCGAAGATGAACGGTCTTTATATTATTTTCCTCGGTAATTTCCCACTCTGTTTCGTACATATCCGCAAGCTGGTTCAAAGCATCACGAATGTACGTATGACTATAATTGATAACTTTCTCTGTACCTTCGATGCAATCACCAATTTTCCAGCCAATACCACGACGATTTAGATTCTCAACCAATAACCGAAGGTGCTCATTTGGTTTAGCAGTATATGGGAATTTGATACGCCTATCAAGAGTATTACGCACTTTCCACAACATCGTATCAGATATTCCTGTTTCAAGAGTTAAAGTGTACTCAAAGTTACGCTCTCCGTTTTTCTTGAAGTTACTATCTTTCTTGAGAGAATAACGTTTTCCGTAAAAGTCACAGTAGGAACCAACCGGAATTTCAAGATATCCGGAATAATCGAAATATAAAGTTAATGAGCAATCTTCCATGATCGCTTCATAAGAGTAGCTTTCATCTTTTACTTCGAGCTTTATTTCTTCTGAACCATTATATAAAGTAATCATATCTATTATAAGCTATCAATCAATGAAATATGTTCGGCTCAAAGATAATAAATATGCGTTTATCAAACACATATACAAAGATAAAAAAATAGAAAATAAAGAATTAGAACAATATAAGTCAGTAACCAAATAAAGTTTAAATAGCCTCCTCTTACTCCATTCAAAGCCTGTTTTTATACCTAAGTTCTCTCGGAACAAAATCTGCGCAAATTAATGCGCAAAATTTAGGACAAAACGGCTATCGTAAATATGAAGACGGACTGCTTATACAATGGGGAGTTAATGTAACAGGGGTACAAGGTGAAAGAATCACCTATTTTTTACTCTCTTTTTCAGATACAAATTACAGCATAATTTTGTCAAGTGATCCTGGGGGAAAAAGTATAGCTAACAGTTTGGTTTCTCCACTATTAATATCTAAAGCAAGTTCTAACTTTAAAGCGTGTAATAGGTATTATGATAGTTATAGTTATGGATATGGAACATGGAACTTTTATTGGATAGCAATAGGAAAATGGAAGTAAATATTAGTAACATCAAATTGGATATGAGTAGATTTAGTAGAAAATTGGTACTACTTTTAGTGACCATAATTTGGCAAAGTTCTCTCGGGACTACGTATGCTTTAGCTGATCTATCGAACGCAACAAGCAAATCTTTTGGTTCTTCGTCAAGTTATATGAAATTTAATAATGGGCTATTGATTCAGTGGGGCACGAAAGCTGGAGCTATAGGATTCTCCTCATTATATTTGCCTATAAGTTTCCTCGATACAAACTATAGTGTACAACTAACAGGTGTATCGAGTTCAAAAGATGAGGTTATAGTATATTCCCCCACTGTGTATATAACTAAAACTGTATCTTCATTTCAATTTGCTACTAGATATATAGCGTCCGGAGGAGAAATAGCATGGACAGGCTGGCAGTTTACCTGGTTTGCGATTGGTCGCTGGAAATAACTTTAAAAAATAAGATATATGAAGTATTGGAAACAAGGATTCTACGACGAGCCAGTGGAAGGTTCGGTAGAAATTACAGATGAGTATTATCAGGAGTTGTTAGCTGGTCAATCAGGTGGATTGATAATAACAGAAAGTAGGAAAGGCTACCCTATTTTGGTAGAATATGAGTATGACATTGAAGAAGTGCGAAAAATGAAAATAACTGAAATACAGTCGTTTGACAAATCTGGCAATGTCAATTCTTTTAAATTACGAGCTAAAAGTATGTGGTTAGATAAGTCTACACGTGTTGGATTATTTAACTCAATTTCGATTGAAAAAGAAGCGGGTAAAACAGAAACGGTATTATGGTATGATGCGGTGAAATATGTCATTCCGATACCAGATGCGCTAGATGTGTTGAATACCCTTGAATTGTATGCACTAAACTGCTACAATGTTACACAATCGCACATTGCAGCAGTCAGAGCATTGCAGACTATTGAGGAAATCGAAAACTACGATTATACGATCGGTTATCCGGAAAAACTTAGCTTTCCGGGATAACTTGTACGGAAGTCGTATGTTTCTATTTCGTCTTTTGTCGTTAACTGTTGAATAGTCTTTGTATGCCTTTGTGTTGTGTCAAAACACGCAAGGGCGTACAATTCTAGCTGTTGTAACATATCAATAGCCTTTTCGACAGGCAAAACAAACAGAGTATCACCCAGCCAGATATTTGTTTCAGATCGTCCGGATGCCCTTTCGATTGCAATAGAGTTCATAAGGCCTACGCGAGTAGCTTTATCCCACCACCCATGCGTATTATCTATGCAGAACCGATTCACTTCTGCAGATGAATCGTACAATCGTAATTCATTGAGCTTTTGTGCTATAATTTCCTCGATTGAAGGTTCATGTACAGCTAAGATCGGATAACCTTTCTTGCTTTCCACTATAAGCAATCCGGCTGATTGACCAGCTAGTAACTGATTATAATACTCTTCTGTAATCTCTACCGAATCTTCCTGGTATTCGTCGTAGAATCCATTTTTCCAATACTTCATGATATTTGTTTTTAAATTATTTCCAACGACCTATTGCCATCCAACTGTATTTTGCCCTAGATACTCCTGTTCCAGAACTTGAACCAAAATTTCTATCCATCTTAAAACTGCTTACCGTTGGATTAACCAAAGATGTAGCAGTATATACATTTTCATCATAAGCATCTTTAATAATGCAGCCATGAATAACATAATTAGTATCATAAAAAGAAGTTGGCAGATAAATGGTAACAGTACTAGCGGTTGAACCGGGTTGCTTCCCCCATTGTATTAATAGCCCATTACTATATTTGACATACCCGTTTTGTCCTAAACTTTGACCAGACAATAAAACTGCATTAGTTCCGAGAGAACTTTGCCAAAATATTATGGCAAAAAGTAGTACCAATTTTCTACTAATGCTATTCATCTTTATTTTGATGTTATAAAATTTCTATTTCCATCTACCAATTGCAATCCAATAGAATGAGTAGCCTGTGGTATACACTCCTCCACCATTACTTGCATGGCGTTGCACTACAGTGAAATTTGATTTATTGCGAGCGTATATCATTACAGCTGAAACCAAAATTTCAGAAATGAGATCGAATCCAGAACATGCTATTACATTGTAATTCGTATCGTAGAAAGAAAGAGGGAGATACACAGTTTTAACATCTCCTGTCTTTCCACCTATTCCCCATTGAAACAACATCCCATCCGGCAGTTTATAATACCCATTCTGTCCGAGGCTTTTTGTCGTAACATTGGAAAAATCTTTCAATGCAGCGTTCGTCCCGAGAGAACTTTGCGTAAATATCACAGTCAAAAGAAGTACTATTTTGCTACCAAAGCTATTCATTATCAAATCAGTGTTATAATATTTTCTATTTCCAACGGCCAATTGCTATCCAAAAGAATTTCCAAACACTAGGCAATACAGTGTTGCCATTTGTATATGTTACACCACCTTTGAAATAAGTAGTAGTTTTAGTATTGACATAAGGGCACAAAACTACGGATTCAGCAATATTGCCATATTCTGCACACATTGACATTGAATAACTGGTGTCTTTAAAAGCCGTAGGAAAATAAAAATTAGTAGCGGATGAATACCCACCGCTATATCCCCATTGAATTATTAGCCCATCAGGTAACTTATAGTACCCGTTTTGGGACAGGCTTTTTGTTGTAACATTGGAAAAATCTTTCAATGCAGCGTTCGTCCCGAGAGAACTTTGCCAAATTATGGTCACTAAAAGTAGTACCAATTTTCTACTAAACCCACTCATTATTATTTTCATGTTGTAATTTATTGTATCATTTCCAACGCCCAATAGCCATCCAGTCAAAAGTTTCTTGTGACAACCCAGTGGTTCCTCCAGAGGCGTAATTTCTATTAATATAAAATCGACTAACTGTCTTAGTTGAATCATCGATAGGTGATGCGGAATAAACACTACTGTCAGATGAAGGCTTGTAAACAGTCGCAAATATCTTATAGAATTTATCATAAAAAGTTGCAGGCATAATTATGGCATAACTCGTGATTGAAGAACCTGAAACCTTTCCCCATTGAATTAGTAATCCATCTTCGTATTTGCGATAGCCGTTTTGTCCTAGATTTTGCGAGCTAATTTGCGCAGATTTTGTTCCGAGAGAACTTAGTAAAGTTTTCTCTGCATTAGTCATGAATTTTCTTGACGTGCTTTCTTCAATCATTGATGCGGGGTGTGTATCCGGATGAGTGTAGTTATTTGCTCCTACTGCTATACCGCCCAACTTTTCACGTTCAGTATCAGTAAAAAACCTGTGTGTCTCATCTTCATTTATTTCTGACGCTCCGTGCTTATGTGTCGCTGCCGCATAATTACCCTTTGCTTGATATACCGAATCGTGGTTGTGATTTCCTGCCGCCTTACCATTCCAATTTGTCTTTTCAGAATCCGTTACAAATCTATGTGTGATATCATCCGTGATGTCAGATGCCGAATGCTTATGTGAAGCAGGTGCATAATCCCCCTTTGGTTGATACGTAGAATCATGGTTATGGTTTCCCGCAGCCTTACTGTTCCAGGTCTCTTTTTCCGTATCGGTAACAAAGCGATGAGTACTATCAGGAGTTATATCAGACGCATTATGACCGTGCGATGATGCCGCATAACTACCTGCAGGTTGATATACTCCGGCATGGTTGTGATTAGAAGGAGAAGCGCCAACCTCGCTCGCTGTGTAACTAGGTTTACTAGCAGCCTTCGCCCATGACGGCACATCGCTTGCAGGCATAGAGGTGGGGAAATCACTGATTTCAGACTTTTTATGAGTATGCGCTTTCGGTGTACGGGCATCACTTAGCCGAGCATCGTTTCCCTGGCATACTGTCCCTTCTGCACTACCAAAATTCTTATTAAAAGCAGAGTTTTTATTGAATGCAGGTTCGTATGTACCGGTATGATTGTGACCTGATGGAGAGGCACCTACTTCGCTTGCCGTATAGGTTGGTTTGGATGCAGCCTTCGCCCAAGAGTATACGTCACTAGCGGGCATAGAAGAAGGGAAATCACTGATTTCAGATACTTTATGCGTATGCGCTAATGGAGGCCGTGCATCACTCAAACGAGAATCATTGCCCTGGCATACTGTTCCGGCCGCTGTACCAAAATCCTTATTAAAGGCAGTAAGCTTGGTAATAATCTTCTCATATACTGCATCATGATTATGGGAGTCCAAAGCTGCTTTCAACGCCTTTCCCTGTTCGGCAGAAAGAGCTTTGCCAGCTCCTCCACTTGTTAGGTTATTGACAATATCAGAAGCATTAAGTTTCTTTCCAAGCTCCGTTGTCATTGTAGCGGCAAAATTGGGGTCATTACCAAGTGCATTTGCTAGTTCAATTAGCGTATCCAACGCATCCGGAGCACCGGCCACCAGTTTGTCAATGGCTGCTTGTACTTTAGCATCAACCCCGGATACTGCATTGTTAGCGGCCAATGCTGCTGCGTTGGCATCGTCCGTGGCTTTCTTTGCTAACCCTGTTTGTATTACAGATGCATCCTTGGCCGCATTAGCATCATCTGTTGCTTTTTTAGCCAAAGCGGTTTGGGCTTCCGATGCTGTCTTGGCTGCATTAGCATTGTTCGCTGCAGTCGTTGCAGCATCTTTTGCAGCATTAACACTACCGGCAGCAGCATCGGCAAGAGCAGCTTTATCACCTGCTAAGGTTGCTTTTTGATTTGCGAGTGTTGCTGCAGCATTTGCATTATCAGTAGCCGTATTTACAAGTCCTAGCTGTGCTGTTGCTTCTTCCGTGGCTTGGTTCATCTCATCTACAATGCCGCCATATTCAGCTTTACGAGCTTCTTCCGCTTTAACACGTTCCACTTCCGCCTTAGCCCGGTTGGTCTCATCAACTTTACGTGCTGCTTCGGTAGATTTACGCTCATCTTCATTCTGAACTCTGATTGTTTCAGCAGAGGAACGACCTGATTCAGCCGTGGCACGTGCGGTTTCGGCTGTTGCCCGTTTAGTCTCGGCAGATACGCGAACATCCTCGGCGGTCTTGCGTGCATTCTCGGCATTAATACGAGCCGTTTCAGATTGATTACGGGTAGATTCAGCAGAGACACGGGCAGTTTCATTATTGCCTCTTATGATTTCATCCGCTTTTCTTTTATTTTCCGCAGTAGTACGTTCGGATTCAGCGGTAGAACGACCTGTTTCAGCGGTTTTTCGTTTATCTTCTTCCTTTACACGTTCCGATTCAGCAGAGGAACGGCTTGTTTCGGCAGTCTTACGGGCATCTTCATTACTTTTACGTGTTTGTTCCTCCGAAACACGTTTTGTTTCTGTATCAACACGCCCAGTTTCAGCAGTTACCCGCTTGCCTTCCGCTATAACACGTGCTTCTTCGGTAGATTTGCGTGCATCTTCATTCTGGGCTCTTTTCGTTTCAGCAGAGGAACGTCCAGTTTCAGCCGTGGCACGTGCGGTTTCGGCAGACTTTCTCTTATCTTCTTCGGATGATCGCGTACTTTCAGCTGATTTGCGGGCATTCTCATTAGTTACACGTTCGGATTCAGCATTGCCTCTCGTTGTTTCAGCATTCTTTCTAGCTTGCTCATTAGATTCTCGTGTACCTTCGTCAGTAACACGTTTCTTTTCTGCATTGTCCCGTGCAGTTTCAGCAGAAGAACGACCTGTTTCGGCTGTCTTACGTGCATTTTCATTAGTGATACGAACGGATTCAGCAGCTTCCCGGGCCTGTTCTTCACGAGAACGTCCGGTTTCAGCCGTTTGCCTCGACTGCTCGGAAGCATTACGACGGGATTCAGCAGTTTCACGGGCTGATTCATTACCTTCAACAGTAGCTTCTAATTGCCGCATATCGGTAGTAGCAGTTTTGGCATCGCTCGTAGCTTTGAGCATATTATCTAATGCCGTCTGAATCTTCTCTAGCCCGAATTTCAAGCTCGTTTTGACACCGTTTACTATCCTGTAACCGATGGTGTAGAAGCCTTTCATGTCGCTGGCTTCATTCAATTCTGATATTCTTTTCTTTTTTAATGGCATGGCAATCAATTTAAGTCAATATAAAATTCTCCGTCCTCTGTTATAATGAACTCGCCCGCTTCGGATGAAAGCAAAAACTCCGTTTCTCTGATCCTGAAGCAAGTAAACACGAGATTCAAAGTAAATTCCCACCAGACACCACCTCTTAACATAAAATTGTTTGTCTGGCAATCTTTATAGTAGCAAGGATAACTTTCACTCCATCCATCACAGTATAATACCCTCTCCGCATCGGAATATTCATAACCTTCATTATCGGTCTTCATAGTCAGTTTAGTTAGATCATAGAGTAAGGCATCATAGCTCTGCCAAAAAGTTCGAATATCCGTTGCCCGCATCAGGCACTTTAAAGAAACTTCCTTTGTCTGAAACTTCACATATTCACCGTCGTAGATTGCACCATCTTGCCTTTTGAAGTTCTGCAATAGGTTTTTCTTTACCGTAGGAGCTTTCAGTATTTCAGCATTACTACCTTTCAAAATGACTACACCATATTCCGATAAATCCCGATCATCTATTTCGTACCCCCTTGGTAGAGGAACGGAACAAACAGGTTCCTGGTATTCATAATTTGCTTCGCGGGGGAAGTCGTTGGCAAAAGTTATCTTCACGACTTGAAATCCCGGATAGATTGTATAACTGTTCTGTGAGGAAAGACGTAAACGATAGGTTCTATCAAGAATAGGAAAATAAAAATCATGATATCCCATATCTGATAAAATAGCAACTAATCCACTAAATCCCAGATCGTCTTTACAGGCAAAATCAATACTCAATTCATAGGTGTTTAACGTCAAGCTAGAAAGGTCTATTTCAATACCATCTTCTTCCGGCCAATCATTTTTATCATCCGATTCTTTGGCAGGAGGAAATGCCACAAGATTATCATAGCTTCCTTTTATAATAAATATACCGAGAGTGGTATATGTATTCTCTCCATCTATAAAGCAAATTCCTTTCATCTTACGAGCTTTATCCCTTTATCATTTATCTTTTCAATACCTGCTTTCATCGACTTCATATCCTTCTCTATACCTTCCAATCTAGCTGTATTAGTATCAATATTCGAAAGGTGTCCAACAATGGTATTCATATTATCCTTGATAATTTTCACGTTTTCATTTATGGATGCAGATATGGTTTTAATATCTCCAATACCAGAAGTGATACCTTGGAAAATGAGAGTATGAGACTGTAGCTCTGTTTTTATGTCTGCTATCAAAACATTAGCCATTGTGAATCTACCATTCAATTCGTCTGCAGAATCTTGTGACATGGAAGCAAACCCTTTTTTTGATGCTTCGCGTTCCGAATCCTCATCAGTAGTCCACCCATACATCTCTGCCATGGCATCACGCTTTGCTTTCATCTCATCGGAAATCTTCTGTCCTTCCTTTTTCAGATCGTTATATTCATCTTCGGTTACCCCATCGTCCATTGCATTATATAGCTTCTCCCTCCACGCTATTAATCTGTCCATATATTCTTCTTTAAGCATGGAATTGAGAATAGCATTTCGCATATAATCCTCGAAGTTGTCGGCAAAGTCTGCCGAATCGGCATCCATATCAGAAATTAAGTCCTGAAAGTCTGAACGAAGAGAATCGTAATCAATAAGAGTTGTATCAGCTATTTGTTGTTCCAATACCTCTGCAACCTTCCCTACACCATTTGCAATTTGATCGGCAAATTTCTGCGTGTCTGAATCAAGTTGGGACCAGAAGATACCGGCATCCGATTGCAATTTTAAAAGTTGTTCATCAGTCAAATCAAATAGACCGGTCATACGACCACCCATTTTATTTTTAAATTCCTTTACGGACATGCCTAATGCCTCTGCAGCCTGCTTCCATCCTTCACCGGACATATCATCTACTTCATCATACCCTTTTGAGTGTGACTTTCCAGAGGCACCAGAGTTCAAATATTGTTTGCCTAGTACTTTTGCATTCTCGCTTTGCAATTTTATATTGGCGATAGCTGCTTCATATACAGCGTTTGCCGTGTCTCCCGTAAGAGTTTCCGCTAGCTCAAGTTGCTTCTCAATTACTCGATCAAGGATATTGATATAGGATTCATACGCTTCTTTCGCTTTCTCGTATTTCTCGGTCGTATCGTCCTTACCGAACATATCGAAGATTTTCATAGCTATCTGAACGGCTGCACCAATGATAGCTAGAATAACAGATGCCTTTTCAACTGTACTTATTGCATTAGCAGAAGTATCGGCAGCAGCTTCAACCCCTGCCATTGCAGTCATTGTAAATGAGCCAATACTGCCAATAAGGGAAATGATCTCACCAGCCGGACCACCAATCGACTTACCCAGTTCGTCTATGGTATCCGCTAACTCCGAAATCTGTGTTCTAACTTCTTTTTCTGCCTTCTTTACCTGATTGTCCTTTTTTACAACCTTATCTTTTGCCGCATTATACTTTTCGGTTTTCTTCTTTACTAGATCAAGTGCCTGCGCTTCGGACAAATAAGATTTTGTAGATTCAATCTTACCGGTTGCAGGATTATACTTGGATGAAGAAATCCCATTTTCAATCTTAGAGCCACCTTTGACTGCTTCGGCCTTTACCTTGGCATTTTCTAACTCTATCTGTGCATTAGCTAGCTCTTCCTCCGCTTCTGCGAGTTCTTTCTTCTTATCAGATAATGACTGAAACGGATTGCGGGAATCCAGTTCGTCCATGATGGATTGAATTGTACTCGTATATTCGCGAAGTTGATCGGGAGACAAAACTTGCGCTGCCGCACTTTTCGCATTTTCAAATTGAGTAAGAAGGGAATTCAATGTTTCAGTAGACGTTTCCTTTAAATTTTCAAAGGCACGTATATAGTCCGGAGATTTTTTCAACTGCTCATAATCAAACCCCATGAGGGATTCACCCTTCATTTTTGTAGCCTGTGCTATTGAACGGTCTGTCTGCTGAACTTTCTCCGTTTTGCCTTCCTTCTGAAACTTCTCCCTTTGAATACGAAGAGCTTCAATATCATCATTGAACTTCTTCTCGATTGCAAGCCTTTCATCGGTGTAATTCTGGTACTGCTCCAAAAGAGCTTTAGATAAAGTTGTTTCCGCCTTTTCCCTTGTCTCAACAGCAACCTTATCATATTCATTTAGCGTATCCTGCTTCTTCTGTGAAAGGTCATCTTTAGTTTTTGTTTTGGGAACAAAAACAAGACCTTCCTCTTTATACTTCGGATGTTCTTTCTCCCACTCTTTACGCTCCGTGTCCTGTTGGTCCTTTACATATTCAGCAGCACGACGATCATTGTCAGCTTTAGCTTTCCGATAATTAAGTTGAATTTGTTCTTGCTGTTTCTTGAAACCTTCGTCCATAGCATCAATCTTAGCTTGAGAGAGTTCAAGTTCAGCCTGTACAGCTTTCTCTATATCCTGTTGATTCTGCTCATCAATCTTCCGCTGGAGCTCGGCCTGCTCAACTTTAAGTTTATTCTCTTCCTCCTTTTTCTTTTTTTTGGAGTTCAATGTTTGTTTATCATTCCCTGTCAATGTCACCAAAGCAGATTCAGCCTCTTTCAAATCTTTAGCTTTATCTTCAAGAACAGACTTTACGGTTTTACCTGCATCCACTTTGGTTTTACCACTCCGCAAATCTTCAATTTCCTGTTTAAGCTTTTCCACTTTCTTCGTTGCTTCATCAATCTCTTTCGTGACATTTGGCTCTTTGATCTCATCTTTGGGATTCTTTTGCGCTTCTTTCAACAAACGAATATTATTCAGTATCTCCCCTTCCTCCATAAGATTACTGACAGAACCATCATGTCTGATAACAACTTGTTTCTTTCCTGATTTATTGAAGCGTTCAAGAGCAGCCTCATACATAGCTATGTCTTTTGCAATCTGTTTGGCTGTCAGATTGATATATTCATTAGTATCATAGCCTAATTTTTCATGAATATCCTTATAAGTATTCTCAAGCAGTTTGTTATTCGCAATCATGCGATCAATATAAACCTGAACGTCATTACCTATTCTTGTTTCCTCCGTTGATACACCTGGAACAATATTAGTCGTAGTTGTATATTGTTTCGTAAGAGTATCCACTATTTTTTGAGTTTCAGAAGATAACCCTCCACCAGACTTCAAATCATTCTTTATCATCTGCATAATCGCAGAAATTTCCCTTTCAGAGCCTTTCTTACCCCTGAAATTATCCGAATCTCGAATAGCTTTTTCCAAATCTCCAGTAAGTTCACCCTGCTTATCCGCCCAATCTTTTTGAGCTGTAGAATGAGAATCCGCAATAGCTCTATCAAGTGCCGCCTGTTTAGCGGCCGCACTAACAGCCCCGTATGCTCTCGCAACATCATCTAAAGCGTTTTTTTCATCACCTAACCCCTTTAAGTATTCACCATACTTATCTAAAATGGATTTCTTTGCATCATCGTAATCTTCTGTACCTTTCTTTGCCTTATCTAGTTTTCCGAACAAACGATCTATTTCTGCCTGTTCAGCATTCGTTTCAGAATTGAATTCCTGTATACGTTTGTTCAATTTCACTTGGGCCTTCTCTGCATCCGTCTGATAAGTTACTAGCTTATAAATTCCATAAGATAACCCAACTATAGCAGCCGCAGCCAATACATAAGGATTTGTAAGCATTGACAAACCTAACGCTTTTGATGCCGCAGCTAATCTCGTCTTGGCAACAGTCAAAAAGTTTGTTGATCTCGTATTTACATTCTGCGATACTGTATTAAGTTGAGTAGCCGCAGTTTCTGCCACTTTGCTCGCAGTAGAAGAGTTCGTGTAGGCCGTTGTTGTATTTGTTCTAGCTGCTTCAAGTTGTTTGGCCGCAGAATATTTATTGCTCTCTGCTGTTGCAAGTTGTGTCTCCGCTATTTCTATACTTCTAGCGTTACCTGTTTTTAATGCAGCATTATATTTCATGTTAGCTGCCGCTACCTCTAATTCAGCAGCTTCAAAATTAGCAGCCGCAAGACTTGCAGTATTAATAGCCTCTTCGTATTGTGACTTAGCTTGCAATGCCTTTAAACGCAAAGATTCTACATTTGCAGCAGCTTCCACACGCATAGATGCAATTAATTCCGCTTTTGCCTGCGTTAATCTTCCACTTGCTACAGCCTGTTCCAGATCAGCATTAGCAGACTTTTCCTTGGCAGGGATTAATTTCGAAAGTTCTGTAATCTCGGCAGTATATTTTATACCAGTTACCGTACTCTGAACAGATGCAACTGCGATAATAGCAGCTTTCTGAACTCCATACATAGCTATGAGAGCAGCGAGAGCAGTGCCGACTTCCTGATAATGTTCAATTAAGTAAGCTGTACCATCAAGAGCTGTATTAATAACTCCATCACTTGCCTGACCTAGCTCATTGAACATCATATCAAGATTATCACCTATGTTAGAAATCTTACCAGATACGGATTTAGATTGTTCTTGCATGAGGTTGAAGAACATTCCTCCCTTATTGGTAAGGTTGTCAACAACCTGTTCCAACTTGTCAAAACCAATCTTACCCTCTGCAGCCAAATCCTTAACTTTATCCTTATTAACTCCCATAACCTTTGCTAGTTCGGAGAAAATAGGTACACCACGCCCGGCAAATTGATTCAAGTCCTGTGTCATAAGTTTGCCTTGCGTCATACTTGTACCATAAAGATAGACCAGGTCACCAATAGGCTGACTTAATCCGGCTGCAATATTTCCAAGACGAGTAAGTTTCTCTATGACATCCTCGGAGGCTGTACCATAGGCCACGAGTTGAGTTGCACTTTGGGAAACACCTTTAAGGTCAAAAGGAGTGGTAGCGGCAAAGTTTACGAGTTCTCCCATCAACTTCTGTGCCTTTTCCCCAGATTGTAGCATTGAGGTAAATTTGATTTCAAGTTGTTGGAAAGTACCATAAACTGAAACCATTTCCGAAGCAAACCGTTTCGCCAGATCGATAGATAAGAAAGCCATACCGGCAGCCTTCATCTGTGAGAAAGACCTAGCTACAGACTGACTAGCCGCATCTGTATGGTCCTGCATCATATCAATATTCTGAACGTATTTCTGAACGTTTCTCTGCATTTCAGAAATATCCAGAGTAGCCTTAATACCTATTGTTCCCTGTGTCTCCATCTTTACATGAATTGAGCAAAATATTCGTTAGCATGAAGTTCCTTTGACTTTTCTTTTTCTCCTTCTTCCTTTGGCTTAGTACCAGGAATAGCCGCATTGAGTAACATGATATTGGAATATGACCTTTCATTGACAACCTCCTCATAACTCATACGGTAGTATTTCATCACTCCGCTAATTGTTGACCAAGGGCTGTCGCTTCTGGTGTATTCGTCGGTTTCGTTGTCTCGTTTAGACCTTTTAGGAAAATGATAGTGCTTAAAAAAAAAGTGGCATCCATAGTCTGTGCCATATAATCCTGCAACTTCTTGTATTTGCGGACCGTTAATCTTTTCTTGATAAATCCACCAAACAGCTTTCTTTTCCAGACGCTACGGAAGATCGTCATTACTGCAATATCAGACATCCTATCCGCTTCCTCATAATAGACAAGAGTGGCCGACACGCTTGTCCGACCGTTTAGCTTCGCCTGGTCTACTTCCTTCATATCCTTCGAAATAGAACCAATATCAAACAACTGTGTAAACGTCAATGGCCTAACCATGAAAGGAATCATACCAAACCAAAGAAAAATGGGGCGCTCTGCAATAGTGTCGGCCACCTGCTTTTGTACATTGTCTTTTTCCATCTTTACCTCAAATTAAAAAGTCCCGGCCCGTAATGACCGGGACACCTGAAACAACCTTTTCGATGATGCACAATGCTCGTTATCCCTACTCACATTTCAACAATCATCTTTTCACCCAAAAACTATGTAGCGAAAGCCGGATTCGAACCGGCGACACTTAGGCAGTAACCCGCAACCTAATGTTCTACCACTGAACTATTCCGCTTCCCTTATCATCCTTCCGGAACAGTGTAAATCTTGTTACGTGCCCCGCATACTTCCTCACCAGTCTTATTGAGATTAGCAAGTTTCTTGAATTCAAGATTGAAGTTAGGGAAACCAGATTTACCGATGTTTCCTGTTTTGGTGACTTTTACTTTCATGCGTGCCCATTGGAAGATACGAGACGGGAAATCTTGGAATTCTTTCGTTTTTAACTCCACGCCTTGATTAGTGAGAGTGAACCCGGGAGTTTCTTCATTCCACTCTCCGTTCTTCGTATATCCCATAAGATATTTGTAGGCTTCCTCGCCCATGTCGTAAGTTTGGACTGTAAAACCCTCACTACCGGCATCAGACGGAAGAGAAGCATAGAGAGTGTTCATATCTTCGACCTCAATATCCGTATCTCCCGGTGCCTGATCGTTGAAAGACATTGAATCCTTCACAATAGCTTTAACAAGGAATTTGGCAGCTACCTTTTCAAAGTCTGGAAAGGTCCCGGCTGTTTCTCCGGATTCGAGAGCCGGAGATAATTTTAGGTATTCAATACCATATACTGCAGTTTTTGACATAACTAATTTATTTAATTGTAATACGATACTTTGATTTTATAGTTCTGATAACTCGTCCCGTCTTCATCAGGAAAGAACGAATCATCATAAAGAGAGAATTCAGCACCCAAACGAGCTGTATAGATATTTCCTTCGGCATCTTCCGTTTCTTTGAACAGAGGCAAAACAAGCGCTGAAATATGGTCTATCCTTCCGCTATCCGGTTCGCCTGTATCTGCATCCTTCACATGAATGTTGATATTAGCATAACCGTACTGCAGACCGCTTTCTTGCGGAAATGAAAGATGATTGACTACAATGTATTCAGAACCAGAGAAATTAGTCTCTCTCCTGTTCTTGAAAATCCGCACGCCAACATTTCCGGCTGCGAGTATTTTACAAATTTCAGTTATAGCCTGTTGTCCTGTCATTGATTAAATCCCGCTTTAGAAAGAATCCTCCTAATCTTAGTTTGCACTTCCCGTTTCAGATACTTTTCAGTAGATGATAGTACATCATACCCTCGGTTTTCTACAGGTCTGGCATAATTCATACCTGCTACAATTATCAAATCAAAACCAGAATCACCAATCATCTCCTGAATCTTATAGTCAGCATGAAAAGCCTTTTTGTCCGTTATCCCTGCACTCTTTTTAAAGCCGTATTCTATGATTTCACCATTGTAAGCAATTACATAACCTATCGAGTTCCGTAAATTGCTTGTACGGTCTTTATACGTGCCATGTTCGCGAGCATGATTTACCGAACCTTCACCGATTACATATAAATTGAAAAGTACCGCTTGCTCGACACGTTTAACGGCCTGATCAAATATCGATGTGACCTTGTTCCAATCACCTGTACGTTTCAAACTCATAGGAATATGCTCAACTTTCTTTTCGTAGTGCCACAACCGGCAACCGTCATTACCTTTTGGGAAATAGAACCGTCAGCTTTAGTTATGCGCACTTTGTCATTCAGCACCGGGATAATCGCAGGAACATACATTGTAATCTGATAGCTATAGACGAAGTCTTTTCCATCGGCAGCCGGAACAGTCTTTGCAGACGAATTCCCGTGAATCTTACAGTCTCCAAGGGGAAACCATGATTCCGGAATCCGCACCGGATTAAAGTTCTCATCATGGGAGCCTTCACCTGGAACATACAACTCTATTTTATCTTCATACCACATATCACCACATACAAGAACCGTCCTCAATCTCTGTCACATCACCAGAAAGAAACTCGGAGGTATCGAAACTAAACTGTTTGCAAAGCATCGATATGTGCTTTGTCAAGCCGACAATATCATACGAGTTGGAACAATCAGCCTCACTTTCAGAAGACAAGGTACGCATTCCTGATAAGTAGGAAAGTACGGCAGACACAACTTTCCTCTTATCTGTGCAATCGTCTTCCGGTTTCAACCCCACATCATCCAACAAATCTTTCACCGTTAACGGAGAAGGATTGTAGTGCAAACACTTAGCTATGAATACCTCCGAATTTGTCATTTCTTCAATTCTTCCAGTCTTGCTTGAATAGCATTCACGACAGTTACACGAGGCTTCTCTAACGCACTTTCAGCATTCAGATAGCCGTTCAATTTCTCGACATCGGCAAAATCAGCAATCTGTGAGATAACTTCTTTTGCCCCCTTAGACATATCAATGTCTGTAAGAACCGGTTTAACCTCAACTACAAGTTTTCGCCTGATTACGTCCTTTGCACGTTCATCACTAAAATGGGTAATTTCTGTGCCAGGTTGATAAAGCTTCTTTGTCTCCTTATCTTGGAACTTTTTAATTACTACGAGTTTCATACAGAGAATTTTAGCCTACGGGAACTTCTTCACCGTCGGGATATTCGACATTCGTATTTCTAACCTTTAGATTAACGATAGCGTTAATACATGAGATGATAGGAACTGCACGCCAAGAGCCTTGTGTATACTCTGCGGCCTGTTGTCCTGTAGATTCGCCCGTAGTCCATTTTGCAATACGAATGCCATCTCCTGCATCTGTGTATTGAACAGATGGGTCTGGCATAATAGCATTGTCCTCGAAAGCAGGTTGTACTTCACCAAGCTTACCATCATCCGTTTTAGGAATAAATACAATTACATTATCATCCCACGGATTGATATTGGTAGAAATACCGTCTTTCTGGTAAGCAGTCCGTTTATTGATTTCGATGATATTAGGAATCTTCATGGATTTCAGATAAGCCGAGAATTCATCCTCTGTCAGAGAACGGGTATTCTTATCTTTACCAAGATAGCCGGTACGTAAACCGATACTACGCATCATCCAATACTTGATAACAGGAGCCATCAACAACGCATCGAAAGTAACGCCTTTATTGGCATACTCATAAACAATCTTCTGCAGAATACGTACTGCATCGATAGCCGCATTATCAATGTTCTCCTCGGTCCATTCCTTATCAGAATCAACCATCTGTTTGTTTTCTTCTGGCATACCATAATCAACCAGATACTTACGTCCTTCCGGATTATCAATAGCCGGGTCGAAAATAGCCATACCACCACCAGAGAGTGCTTTCAGAATAATTTCATCCGCCACATCTTTGCAACCGAGATAAGCATCTTTGTAATCACCGAACAAACATTTCTGAATTTCCTTTAACTTCTGAACAGGATTAATACGGTTATTTTCGTAAACCATCAACATGGTACGCAATGTCTTCGCATCCGTTTTGAACTTGTGGCCTACACGGGGAATCTCACCGTTCCACAATTCAAACCCTCTACCAGCGCGTAATGGAGTATCAGCATCGTTTCCGATGATAGAAGCACGGATACGAACACTATATTTCCCCATGATACCTTCGGCAGTCAAACCCAGTTGAGGAGGACGGAAATCGAACCAACGATCAACGTAGGTCTGTTCCCAAAGCGTTTTATTTTCCAGAGTCGCCTTATCAAACATGATCTGCATCGTGCCGATCAAGTCAATAGGCTTCCCTGTTTTTACGTCATTGATTTTAAAAGTCGAAAAAATAGATTTCATTTATAGCCTCCTTTCTTAGTAAGAATCAGTGAATTGAATGTTGGGGTTGTCTTTCAAGCACATTCCTTGAATGAACTTCTCCGGAATAGGGGGAATACGTCTTTTGTAGTACATTTCTCCCTTAGAATTGATAGCAACATCCACAGATACCTCGTCAAGACCGATATAAGTTCCCATCGGTTCAGCCCCCACAGTAATTCCTTGCGGATGCTCAATAGGGAAAACAGCCGGAGCCTTACCTTCACCCTCTGCAGTTCCTTCAATCACTTCAAACAAAGCATCACCAACCTTCAAGCCAGCAATAGCTTTATCAAGCACGACGACAAAGCCGTTACGATCATTAATAATCTTCGTGATACTTACAGTATCCTCAAAGTTTCCGGAATCGTTCATTGCAACATGATCCCCTACCATGAAGATGGGAGAAAGGAATTCATCATTTTGCAAAGAGACTTTCTTCGCATCGGTTGCATCGATAGCTACAACACGAGATGCTTTCAACACGACAACTTGCCGGGACGATGTTTCATCATACTCGGCAAGAGAAGCAGAAGGAATAATCACGCCAACCGGATAGTTGACCTTCTCCTTGTTCAGATTAAATCCACCTACTACTCCGATAGCCGGAGAACCAGTGCAGATAGGACGAAATCCACCAACTTGCTTTTTTCTAAATTTCATGTCATTTGTAAATTAAACATTAAACGTTCTATTCTGGAACACCTAAAGATTTCAACCAGTCAGCAGCCACAGCATCCTGCACCTGTGAATCAGACGCTTGCGACCCATTGTCTTCTGCAGGTTTCAAGCCTTTTGTGATAAGATGTTGCTTGTAACCAGTCAGATATTCTTCTGGCTCCTTATCATCCGGTACTGTAACGAACTGCATTTCATCCTCTGTCAATCCCAGTTTCTTCATCGCATTAGATATGGTAGTTTGTCGATCAGTCTGGCTCTTATCTTTTTTAAGAGTTTCAATCTCATCCTTGTAAGGCTTAATTGCAGCTTCCAACTTTGAAGTAAAATAGCTATCCAACTCTTCCGTTGTATAACTCGCCTTACCTCCCTTGTTACCATCTGCACCTTCACCACCTGCTGTTACTGGTTTCCCGTCCTTTAAACCGTGTTTTTCCTCATAGTTTTTAATAGAGGAAACATTTGCTTCATTAGCCCGGTAGTCCCCGTAGGATTTAACTACGTCTTGAAAGTTGATGCCGTCTACAATTCCCGTAATCTGACTTTCATCCGTCACACCTTCCGCCTTTTTAGTTGCCATTCTTTCCAGAATGGCTTCGTCAACACCCACAAATTTGGTTTTCAACGCTTCTAAAAGTTTCTTCTTCATATCTAAATTGATTAATTTGCGGTAAAGATATAAATTATTTCAAAAGTGTGTTTATTAAACTCGTTTATTTTTCACAGCCACAACTTGCAATATTTTAGATAATTACATATCAAACAATGAAATAATTCAAAAAAAAACGAATACAATCCTTTCATATATTAAATATATGATATATATTTGCAACTAATAAAAGAGTTTATTAAACGCATATATTTATAATTTATACAGAAAAGTATTATTAACCATTTAACGCAACTGATTATGACACAGAAAGAAAGAATAGAAAAAGTTCGTGAAGCCCTTAATAATGGCAAATGTTTAAGTGTAGAGTTTTACAAAGATGGTTCCGGTGCGTGCTTTCACTTTATAGACCCTCACGGGGACCACGGATTACCATGCGATTGGTCGATGTCTTTTCCAATTGAGGAAGCAATACAAATCATTAGTGGATTTCGATTTAAGCAACACGAATTAAACAAATGTTATTAACCAGCAGGGCGAAAGCTCTGCACAATACACCAAATTATGAAAGCAACCTGCATCTTAGTTAAAAAGACAGAATTAGAGATATTAATTGAAATCGGTGATAAAACAGCTATCAATAAAATGATTGAGCAAAAAGAGAGAGCGTTAGAAGAGGCTATCAATAATGCAGAATGGTATGCAAGTATAGGTCTTGACGGAATGGTAGATAATGAAGTAGCAAGGCAAGAAAAACTAATAAGAGATATAAAAAAATTGAAAGCAGCAATATAAGTTTAAACAGCAGGGTGGAAGCCTTGCCCAACATACTTAATTATGAATACATATAGTAAATTTGTGCCAAATGTGTTTTTGGCAAAGTGCAGTGAACAACACGAAAAAGGAGAAACTATTTTGGTATCGACTAAATATGGTAAAGAGAATGAGAGCATAGTGTTTAACTTAATGTTTGAGAAAGATGGTTTTTACTATTACTCCATTGTTAGAGCTGACGGGTTCAATGTTCAAGAATGGGCAAAGCAAAGAGCAGAACGTCGTCATGAATGGGCTGCATCAGCAGCGCAAAAGAGTAATGAGTATTTTCAAAGATCAAACAAACATCGAGATTTCCTTTCTTTAGGCGAGCCTATCAAAGTAGGACACCATAGCGAACGAGGACATCGTAAAATGATAGATGATGCCTGGAACAATATGGGTAAATGTGCAGAGTTCAGCGATAAGGCTTATGAACATAAAAACAAAGCAAAGTATTGGGAGAAAAGAGCCAACACCATTAATCTGTCTATGCCGGAAAGCATCGACCTATACGAGCATAAACTTGAAGAAGCAAAAGAATACCACGCAGGATTGAAATCCGGCAAGTACCCACGTGAGCACTCTTTCTCTTTGCCATACGCAAAAAAAGCAGTAAACGAGGCTCAAAAGAATTATGATCTTGCAGTTAAATTGTGGGGGGATGTTTAATCGGTAGCCTTCGGGCTACCTTTAATAATATTTGGAAAATTTCTATCAGATACTTTATATTTGAACTAAATTTGCAAAAATGAAAAACATTGTAACATGAAGAAACTTGCAAGCATATTAAAAAATCAAACAATTCGAGTTGATAATCACGATAGTGGCAGTGGTAGAGCATTTGAATGGGGTACAGGTGTACACATTCATAAAATTCTAAATGAAAAGAAATACAAAGGTGCAGAGTTTACTCTTCCACTTGACAGACCCGGAGAAATAAACTATATAAGAGGAAACGATAAATCCGGAGCTATAGAAAGGGAAATAAGAAAAGCCTTCAACGATGAAGCAACTCGGACTAAATTCATTTCTGATTTAGGAGAAGCTCTTAAAACGATTGCAGAGAGCAGTCATTTAAATGCGAAAGCGCGCGAAAAGATGCTCATCCAAAGTAGTAAACAATTAATAGCATTATTCGGCGTGAATCATATATCGAGTTTGAGCTGGTTCAGTAGTGGAAATAACTTCATATCAAAGTTCATCTATCCATCAGAATCAAGTTCTTATGTTGCACAGAATACAGAAGAGAATTATATTACATTTTCCAATAACATAAATTACATAGAATCATTTAACGAAATCTTTGAAGAATACAGGAAACAAAATGAAGCAGACAAGTAAAGTATATCACGTAGAACTCTCTGAACCGATAGAAGTAGATGGAAAATCGGAGAAGCATTTCTATTTTGGCTCACAAGCTGCCATCTACGACACTTTCTCCGCTGAACAGCTAGGAATAAGCTACGGCTATCTAAAGTCTAAATTTCACCTAGAGGAAAAGCCGTACAGCAACGATAAATGTACCATCCGGCTAGGAGCACTAATAAGAAAGGAAAAGTCAGAATAACCTTTTGTTTTTCAGAGATATTTCATACATTTGCATTGTGGAAAGAGTGAGGGAAGTTATGTTCCCGCTTTCTGCACCAGCCCGGGCGGAGCAATAATCCGCCCATTTTTTAATTTAAATCTAAACATGAAGAAACTGCATATAATTTTAGCAATACTCAATATCGTCTCGATAATTCTATTGATCCAAATCGTTTTTGGTTGGATTCCATCTTTTGAATGCAACTATCCTGTAGACAAGATAGATAAAATAAACAGTTTAATTGTAGACCTTAGTATCGGAGTTATTACAAGTACTTTCTTCTACTATATCCTAGTGTACAAACCAGAGAAAAGAAAGGAAAAAGTCATTAGAAGTATTATATCAAGTGATTTGCTTTATATAGCTAATAATATGCAGATAGTGCTAGCGTATGTAGCTAAAATCTACTCCCTAGAAGTTAAGGACAAATATTATAGAAAAATACCAGTAAAAGAATTTTCAAAAATAAAAAAGGGAACTCATATTGAATTCGAAACAGTCTGCTCATTTGATATGGAAATAGATCAAAATGTATTGGTTCAAAATGCATATTCCATAAGTACTGACGCTAAAAGCTTGAATTATACAGCAGAAAGTATATTTGAGAAAATCAATAAAATAAATAATATTCCCAATATTATATTTGAAGACGAAGTGTTAATTTCAACCTTAGACAGTATCTCTAGATGTGTCTTTTATAATAATATTCACTCCATGAATGGAATATCAAAAGACTTCTTTAAAAACGACTATGAACGTTTATCTTTAATATTCAATTTTCGTTCTATCAGAGAATTACATAGCCTTTATGTTACTCTTACTAAATATATCACTCCGTATGTCTTTCGTATAAGCAATAATTAATAATATTACTACAAAAAGTAAAATTGCATTTTCAATGTTCTTTTTTCCTAGAGATATAACTATATAGTCTCATTAATTGATGTTTTATCTTTTGCCACCAGCTTATTTTATCCCCTCCGAGGAGTTGTCTAAATTTATCTTCCAATTCATCCAACAAATCAGACAGTTCATTACGTACTTGTTCTCTAATTTGCCGTTTTTCTTTTGTTCCATTCGCAATCAATTCTTTACTATTACATTTAATACCACCTTCTATTGTACTACATGAATATTCATAATCCAGAGCAGTCACTCTGATTTCAGATAACAAATCATTAATTTTTTTGCACAAATCACGTGATAAAAAAATTCTATTTAAAGAAAAGAAATTCAATGCTTCAATATATGCTTGATTAAATTGTCTATTCAACCTTTTTTGAATATCCTCTTTTGATTCACTCTTGTCTGCAATTTGCACCATACTAGTTAAATCAATTAAAGTTTGCTGCAAGATTGTCAATTTCTGAAATATCTGTTTAACAACCTCTGCACGTTCTTGGTGTAATTTACTAAAAACAATCTCAGAGCGACTTTTTCTAATATCCAAACAAGTTTTAACCACTTGTTGAATAGCAAATGTTATAAGAGCACCAATAGCACTCCATGATAATACTCCATCCATACTTTTTTCTTTTTTACAAAGATAAAAATAAAACTAATCAATTTCAAAAATAATAATTACTTCTTCCACAACAGCTTTAGCAGTCCCTCTTTATCCATGTAGTAGACGTCCGGAAGTTCCCCTATCCTATCCATACCTTTAAAGCGTCCGACCTCCCGATTAATAGCAGAACGAAGCTCCTGGTACTTATCATTCGTAAAATAGAATATTGCCCGATCAGCTTTCCGAGCATCCTTCATGTATTTACGAATAGTATTTTCATTGGCATTATCAATGTATTTCACATCCCACGTATGATCGTCGAACATTAAGTCAGGTACACTTTTGCCTTTACCATTCTCCGGCAGGAACTCTACCTGTTTTCCATTATTCTTTGCTAATAGCTTACCAACCATCTTTTCAGCATCACCACCGCCTTCAGTGTTGGTGAACTGGTGTTCCTGATGATAGACAGTAAAACCACCACTATACTCATCAAAATATGCTTTCTTCCATTCTTCCCCGTAAGATTGATATTTCTCCTTTGACTTCTTACGAATCTCCATCCGTTCGCCGGTGTTCATCGCTTCAACTTTCACGCCTGTATATTGCGGATTATCCTTTATCCAATATGGAAGAGTGCCACGGTTATTTGCCTTTTCAATTCGCCCCTCATTTTCCTGCATCCATGAATAAAACTCACTTGGCAGTTCAGTAACTTCATTTTCCGATTTGAATCCCGCTGTATCCTCTCCGGCAAGAATCTTATCAGTGAGCATATCTACTTCATCATCCGAAGCAAGTACACTAATCGCATGGCACATACAGTTAGAATGCCATCCCGTAAACTTGAAGTCTTTTGGATATACTCCCGCTAGTTTATCGCAAATATCCTTTTCCGGATGATTCTTTGAGAGTTTTATTTCAATCCCTACAACAAAATCAAGTTGGGCCCACCTTTCATGATCGGCTGTCCGATATGCAATATTAGGCTCCGTCCGTGCCAAACGTTGAGCATTGCGGCTACTACTACGATATTGACCTGCCCCCGGATGATAAGCTTTCGCGTTCTTTGATAAAACAAGCTCTCCCCGTTCATCACGAACTCGTCGAAATAGCTTATCCGGCTCATTCAGGTATTTTTTCACCTTTGCCGCCATCGTATTTGCCGACATTCCTTGCCCGATACAACAATCAATAGACATTTCCATTTCTTGCCGGAACTGCCCTTCATATTTCCAAATACGTTGAGACAGGTTCAATCCATCATCTCCGGACCTTCGTGCAAAGAAAGAATCCATAGCTTTCTTGTTACGCCCAAAGTAGCGAGCAAAATGCTCGTTATCCACGACCTTCTTACCGAACACGGACCGAACAAGTTCATCCGATTTCAAATTTGCCTGCTCCCATTCATTAATGACACCAGATCGTATTTGTTGATATACGCGGGTATATAATTCCCGTAGCAGGACGTTTGCCTTATCCGATATAGTAGGATAGTCTGTGAAAGAAAAAGGCTTCTTAGGGTCGTGGATTGGCTCTACCTCCAACGCTAAAGAGATAAGCCGTTCCATCACATCCAGGTAGATTACCCGGACGCTTGCAGCATATCCTTCGGTACGTTGGAGTAATGCCCGTTTATACTTCTTCTCATCAATCTTTGCCATGCCTTTTATTCTGCACTACCGAAAATATCTTGTTTATACCGGTCCTTCTCTTCCTGCAACTCTTGCTCATGTTGGGCTCTCAAACGCTCTTTTTCCAGATTAGCATCCTTGATGATCGGATTCATTTCGATAAATGTTTCATCAGACATACCACCGGCATTTTTAGTTGAGATCAGATTTTTTAATACGGCTTCAATATCTTCTCCGAACGGTTCTTGAAATTCATGTTCCACGACCAAGTTATCACACTCACCTCGAAGAGAAATATCCAGAACGTTACCAATTATAGCAATAAGGACACTAGCTATACGATCTGCATACTCATCGTGTCTTTCTTTATGTCTGTCTGCCTTGATTACAGCCAAAAGCATAAGCTGTTTCAATGCTTTAGCCGAAATCTGGGAAAGGCTCTTCATCGTATCAAAGTCTATTTTAGGGGTGAAAGTGAAACGATGAATCTTATCGTCCAACTCCTCCGCTTCTTGCTTCTGATTTTCCGGTGCATTATCCCACGTCAGATATTTCATATCCGGTTTTTTAGAACCGTCTAACGAAGGTTTCAAAGCAAAAAATTTGCTATCCTCACCTTTTTCCGGAAGAGAATTAACAATATCCGCATCAGCAACTAAAGCAGGATCAGAAAAACGATCATTGACATCGGCTCTACGGCTTACCATCATTTCTTTACGGTGCATCATAGGTTCAACACCAGCACACTCCGGTTCCTGCTCAAAAAGAACCACGCATATCTTCTTTGCAAGATTCACCTCTTCCTCAATATCCCAACCCATAGGAGCACGTTTGCAGTGATATATCATATTCTTTGTATGTATATCAACATGATATTTGATTTCACCGCCTACTTCCTGTAAGTTATACCCACGTGCAAAGCACATCATTCGTCCGAATTGGTCTTTACGGAAATATATATCATCACCCAGACTTCTGGCTACGACTTTGATAAGGCAATCCGGCTTGCCTTCATCGTTCCGATAAGTATGAAAGAGCAACGCACTTTGCCCTTCCGCGCCTGCCAGACGTTTTGCTTCGCGAACCTTCGCATTGAATCGGGTACTTTTAATCAAATCGATATATCTGGAAAAAGCCCGGTCTGTCCCCTTAGATGATTGCGTCCATTTCAGAGGACGACCATACAAGAATACTAGAGCTATCTCATTGATAAAAACCGGATAGGGAATAGGTATCTTCCATTTTTCTTCCCAACGTAGAAACTTACGTTTACCCGATGCAGGGTCTTTTTTACCAAACACCGCTTTATTCGGCCTATTCATCACCTCATGCTGCTGGGTATCATATACCTTCAAAGCAGCTTCAACCTTTGCAGAGTTATCCGTCATTTGTGAAAGCGCGCGGTTCACATCCTTAGCTTTCAACAACTGTTCAAACTCCTGATTGCGACCAACAGCCGCATTCACACCATTAACAATCCAATTAAACAATCCCATAATTACAACATTAAAAATTAACCACCTAAAGCACTTAAAATATATTCTTCATCTTCATCTGATAATTCCGCATAATCATCATCCAGAAGATAATTGATTGCATAAACCAGAATATCTACATACTCATCATGTGTCTTTGCCGGAAACTGGCTCACCTCATCTATAAACTCTTCGTTCCAATCACCTTCCACCAATATCACCCGGCCGCACTCTATTTTAGGCGAGACACCGTGTAGTCGCACTTCCTTGCTGTCCGTTGGTGCTGGTGTCCTGGTTACATTCAGTTTAGTGTACTTCTTTACTGCCTGAATGACAGTTATACCATTTGCCTTCGGTTCTATTCTGATCGTGCTCCGGCTATCATATCCATGTGCCCGCACATAATCTGGAATAAACCTCATTAATTCAGGAAACTCCTTCCAGACCTTTTGCGCATGGAACAAGTACAAACAGTTCTGTATCCGACATGCAGCAAGTATTCCGGACGGGTCATTGTCCGTTTTCTGTTTTTTCTCATCATAGGCAGTATCGAGAAAGAAGTGAATCGGAACACCGCCACGAATAGCGAGGAATTGCGATAAAGGAATATGCCCGAACCAACTTGCTTTGACAATATTACCACCTTCAACCGAAGGAGCCTGTTCATACTGTCCGGCATACCCACGACTACCGAGGTCAATCTTTGCTTCATCTATCACCTCCCTGTCAATACGTACAGGGTCCAGAAGCCCGTCAATGTAACGTTCTTTCAGCTCCGGAGGATTCACCCTCTCCGACACTTCTGCTGGTAGGCATATATGCCTAATCTTATCCTTTTTCTTTTTCAGCAGATACCCCGTCACATCATCATCATGCAATCTTTGCATAATAGTTACCATCGGAGTATTCTTTTTGTCAACCTTACGGGACGAAAGCGTTTTAGTATGGTCATTCGCCTGTAATCTCATTGCAGGAGACTCCGCCTGTTTGGGATTTACAGGGTCGTCGTTGATAATCACATGCGCGTGCTTTCCGGTAATTGTACCACCTGTCGAAGTAGAATATCTGGCGCCTCCCTTTATGTTCTCATAACTACCTTTACCGGACTTATCGTGTCTTATCACCACTTCCGGAAACAAAGTACGATACAAGTCAGAAGTGATGATGTCCTTCGACTTCGAAGCGTGTTCTAACGACAAGTCACCCGAATAAGAGTTTGAAATAATCCTCAACCGTGCATCCTGCGTCCAAAGCCATGCATGCCACATAATTGTGACAATAGTTGATTTGGTAGAACCAGGAGGAATATTGATAATTATGTCATAGGGCTTCTTCTCTCTGCGTACGATATAGCCAGATAGCTCTTGAAGTTCTTCACACAGATACGGAATATGCCAATTAAAAACCGGAGTTTCCGGTATAATAACCGCCCAAAACGTTTTCACGAAGTAGAAAAAGGATTTCCTACATTCATCCGCCTGGACGGCTCTTGCCATGCTCAATATATCTACCTGTCCCAAACTCACTCTTTTGCTGCTTTATCCTGCTTTTCTGCAATACCCAACAATACTTTTCTTTCTTCCTCCGATAACTTCGACACATCAAAGTCTTTGCTTGTTACTTGTACCCCCACTCCATCAGGGGCGACAATCTCTTTACGTTCTGTATATCCTCTACTTTTGCCTTTGGTTTTCAGATAGAATATGATAGCCGTAGTATCTCCCTTCTGTATTTTTTTCAGAAGGGAGGCCTCGGCAATATCGATCTGCAATTCATTGATAGCATCGGCACGTTCTTTAAATTCCGCATCCTCACGATACCAACGATAGAACGTCTGCCGTGAGAGTCCAACCTTCTCACAG